TCAATTCCTAATACTCTACCTCTTCTGGCTACAAATCCTCTGAATCCTTCTAATGGTCCGGCATTAACAATTATTTCTACAATTGATTCTACCAATATGGCAAACGAAAGCCATACCAGGATGTATTGAATTAACGTCCAACTGTCTTGAAGTTGCATGATTTATTTGGACACTCCCATATTTTTATGTATCCACTCAACTTATTTACAAATTGCTGCTTATAGACCATGACCTTAGAACATTTAGGACACTTTTTTAAGTTGTTAGATATAGCAGCGTTAACAACTTGCTGTTTCTGCTGTTGAACAACCTGCGCACGACCTTTTCCACAACCGCATCCCATAAATAATCCTTTGGTAAATTGTTTCAATAATATATTTTCATTAGTATATACAGAATGAGTAAGACTTGGAAAAGTTCAGAATCAAAATGTGGTATCTGGCTTGGGGCATATCGTTCTGGTAGCAGGTCAGGCAGAATTCCATTAAGCGGTGCCAACAGCGGTTCAACTAGATCAGATACTCCACATAACACGATATTTTGTGAAGTAAAAAGAAGTAAAGTATATCTATCAGCCGTAAAATTATGGGAAGAATATCTTAAAAATGATAAGAAAAAAGGTTTAATTAATATTTTAACCCTTCCAATTGTTGAAGGAAAAAAAGTAATTGAAAAAACCAGTGATATTTGGTGCTTCCATAATGAAGATTCCGAATTAATTTATAACCAATTAAAAAACAACCTATCCGACAAATTATCAATTCATGATTGGAGTGGTGGATATCCGTCAGTATTAACGTTATATAAATCAACCATAGTGACTTGGAAAAACAGCTTACTCGATAGAAATAGAAAAATAGCTCACTGCGCAATATTCAGTCATAACAAAATTGGATTTTGGATTATTATTAACAAAAATGATATCGTTAAATGGTGGGAACTGATTCTTGAATCAAGAATTGAACGAGAGAAATTTTTAGATGAAGAAGAAAAATTCATGGCAGAACAAGAGGCTGCTAACCCTAAGCCAGTAAAAATTAAAATGTCTTCAGAAGCAGCTAAAGAATTAACTGGCCCATGGCCAACCGAAGATTCTATTGTAAGCGAACTTCAAAACGCAATAAAAATAGAAATCAGTGCTTCGTCGTTACCACCATCGTCTGAGAAATAAACACTGGATACTGCGGGGTACCTCTTGAAGCCATCGCTTTGAGATATGTTTTTAAAGTAGGATAATTGGCTGTCTCTGGAATAGTCGGATCAGGCTCTATTCTCCATTCATCAGAGAATCTAAGATTCTGAGCTATAGATCTTGAAGTATCTTCAGCAGTATATGCTTTGCCAGTTTGGTCAACTCTGACTCTGACGAAATTTACTACTTCAACGTCTGCTGCAGCCATGGTATTACCTCTTAACTATATTTACCTCAAGGGCTATATTTAAATGGTATGATCAAATCAGAAGATAATGATTTTAATTCAGTAAGTTCATGTTTATCAATTATTTTATTAATAGCCTTAAGGTCGAACTTATCATTACGTTTAACAGATTTTATATATTCCATATTACTTTCAATGTGCGGATTAAGTTCAAGATCAACCAATTTCCTGTTAAAATCAAACATATCCCTACCATGTTTTGCTAAGAATTCTTCAAGCTTACCATCTCTCATTATTTTCTTGGCTGTAATATCACCTACAAGCCTATATCCGTCTATATTGTCACTGGTATCGCCAGCAAGACACTTGACGATTACCGGATCATATTCCGGCTTTTCTTCATACATCACGTCTTTATTTCTAGGATCATGTACCTTTACATGATCATATTTCATCAAAGCCTGAGTCATATCACCATCACTTGAAACAATTAAAGTCTCTTTATCTGGATACGCTTTAACATAAGCATACATCAAATCATCAGCTTCATTTTCACTTTTAATAAATTGAGTCATCTTTAAATTACTGCATATTGGTATAAATATTCCTGAGAATTTATCAACAACAACTTTTAATTCATCTTTGGTAATAAACCCTTTAGATCTTCCATCCTTATATTCAGGATATAATTTCTTGCGCCAAAGTTTTTCTCTAGGAACATCCCAAAAAATCATCCAATTCTCAGGTTTGTAAATCCTACGCCATTTACACATCATTCTAAATGCAATTATTAATGGATCAACTTTAGGTTTCTTCGTTATCTTATCTAACGATGCGAATATTGCTTTATAAGTTAAATTCTTACCATCTATCAGAATGTCCATTTTGTTGAAATACAAAATGAACCCCACGAGCATTCACTCGTGGGGTTCATAACGATCAGTAGGTTTTACTTGTCGTTAAGCTGAGCGAGAAGAGCCTTCAATTCCGGATCTTCCTCTTCATCTTCTTTCTTCTCTTCCGCCTTCTTCACTTCTTCCTTCTTAACTTCAGTCTTGACTTCGGCCTTAGCCTCAGACTTGACTTCAGTCTTCTTCTCTTCGGTCTTTGGCGGAGTCTTGGTTTCAACCTTGGCTTCAGTCTTGACCTCAACTTTCTTTTCCTCTTTCTTGTCAGCAGGAGGGGTGATGTAACCCTCATCGCCGCTGCTACTGCTGCCACTCGATTCACCTCCGCCAGTGGTTCCACCAAGCTTGTCCTGGAGCAGCTTTTCCAGAGCCTTGATATCACGAGCTTCGAATTTCTTCATCACGTCATGACGCTTGGCCAGGATAGCGTCAATCTCTTCCTGAGTGGCCGCGATGGGACGCGACTTACCAAGGAATTTCGATCCCTCGTAATTGTTGTAGTCGTTCTTGACCTTGATTTCGATGATGAGCGGGAACGCATCATTCGGATCGAAGAACAGGCCATGGGCCTTCGGATTGTCATCATCGCCAGCATCGTCGCTCTTGAACGCCTTGTCGCAGATCATCTGAACTGCGTTAGGCAGCGACCACCAGAACACCTTGCCGCGAAGATCTTCCGGATTGTCCTTGTGATTTTCGAAGTAGATGTTGACAGCGAAATTCTGCTGTGACAACCATTCCTTCGCAAGGCCCGATCTTACCTTCTTGTCGTCGGTTTCCTTCATCAGGTCGAAGCCGGTCGAGCACAGAGGGCAGTCACCCTTCTCAGGATGAACGCGAGGACACTCGTAACGCTTCTTGTTGATGAGATGGTACCCGAATACCCGATAGTACAGATCCATTGATTCCGAAGCAGTGCCACCAACGCAAGGATCGCCCTGTTCAAGGGGCGGGAGGATGATGACTCTGAAGCTCTTCTCTTCCGGAGACTTCAGCTTCGGTGCACGCCATTCAGTGAGGTCGCGAAAACCTGACTGTTCAGCTTGTTTCTGACGCATACGGTCGAGAAGCTTCTGCTTATCAACCTTACTGATACTAGACATAGGACGCATTCCTTGTTTACATGCAGATGGCGGTGTGCCATTTTCTGCGGGTTATGATTTTATATACTAGTCTAGCTACCAGAGAGTTCTGCTCTCTTGAAGCCAGCAAGTGATCTTAAGTTATCAGCTTTCATTTTCAAAGAATCAACTATTCCAAATAATTTCTGAACTATGTTTTCCAACTCTATTTGCTTGACAATCAAAGCACCCATCTCAGGGTCTATGTTTACTATATTTTCCTTATCAGCCACAGTCAGTTTAACACCTTCTGGGACTTTTATTTCTCTCATAACTCTAGACTTACGAATATCTATTTGATATTCTACCACTCTTAAATTTTTTCTGGCTTCTGCTAAAACTGCAGTCCAAAATGAATAAATACTGGACATTGTAGTAAGATCATCTTCTAACCTATCATAATCAACACCGCAATCTTTTCTCCAATCACGAGTAACTTGTTTACCGTTTACTTTAACTCTAAGAGTTACAAGTACATCAGATATTTCTTCTGGAATTTCTTTATCCCACCAACTCATCTTATTTCCTTCACTAGTTTGTATTCACGCCACCGTTTACCCATATGGATACGCAATGGCATTGTAGGGTTATTATCTAAAATACCTTTAAATGGATTCAGCATAATATTTGACACAAATTTTATGGTCTTAACTACCATAGATTCATTAACACATGTAGTCAGCGAGTCATGCTGTTCTGTTAAAATGATACCTTCATATTCTTCATTAGTTTGGTGAATAACATTGTTCATAGCATGAGCAACGCCACCCTGCATGATACTATTAAACGCTCTTCTATTTCCTTTTATGCTTTTATCTGATTCATATTTTCGGCCAAGCATAGATCTAACATATCCAACATCGTTCAATTCAACTACTTTACTAGCAATCCAATCACGAAAAGTAGGGAAAACAGCAAGAATTTCATGATCAGGATTTAAACCATATACAGCTTGCATGAATTCGCTCTTGCACTGATCTCTATCAACTGCGCCATCCAAAATATTAACAATATGTGTATATGGATCTGAATTTTTATAGCATCCAAGTAAATCCTGATCATTTGATAAAATAGCAGCTATTCTGTGATCGGCTGCCATCCAGTCGAAATGAATAAAAATATCATTTCTTGGATTAACATGTCTAACATTAAATTCTTTGTTACATCCTTGAATATTAAATCCAATTGTGCTAGATCTTCCACTAAAAACATTCATGTCGTAAATTGGTTTTACAAGTTTATGCTCATGCATTACACCTTGAATTTCTAAACCATGATAAACATTAGCTGCTTTATATCGAAGTTTCTGCCATGGTTTACCAAATTCATCCCAATTGCTATTTATAAATTCTTCATGGTTATCATCATTAATATCTCCTGGGTAATCATAAATATCATTTGAAAATTCAACTACTTTAAAATAATCAACGAATTTTTTATAATTAACAATGACAAGATCATTTAATGATGACAACAACTTTATTAAAGTATTCTCATCTTTTTTAGCTTCATAAATCTTTTTACCAGTTCCAATTTTCCATAAATCAGAAGTTTTAATTAACTTCTTATCTTTAAATATCGAATATTTCGACGGCTTGCCATCATTTTTCCACGAAAGTACAGCTACAATCATTCACAATTAAATACCAGCCAGGGTTTCGTATATCCTATTGCCGCCAGCTAACGGCATCCAGATTTCTTTCTTCGCATCATAATAAACATAGTTATTATTCAATTTAGTCAGGTGCTTATTGATATCATCTGAATACTGCGACAATTCAGTTGTTGTAGATCCAACTCCACGATCTTTCTTAAATATATGTATAATAATATTCTTTTCAATTTCATTCAAAGAATCTGCTTCACGCCTAACTTCATTAGCACGCTTTTCTTGAGAAATCTTGATTGAGTCAGTATTACTCTTTGCACTAAGGTCCATACCACCACGTCTAAACTTATCACTTAAATAATCAACTTCTCCAGACACTCTCATTGAAGAATATGGATCTTCGTGTTTGAGTTTATGCCTGTGCATGTCTCTCTTAGCGCCAGCCTTGTCTTTAACAAGACCATTGCCTCTGACATAGCACTGAAGGTCAAGATCAGTATAATTTGAATTAACTTCTTTATTAGACTTACATTTAGGACATGTCGGTTTCTTCGGCTTATCATTCATTTTGCATTCAACAAAGAAAATATATTCGCCAGTTCTTGGATGAAATCCAGGCTTCATAGCATCTGAATCATAAATATCAGAATCCTTAAAATTTCTTGGCTTGGTTGAACATTTATCACAAGCGTATTGATATTTTGGCATTTGATCTTTCTTGTTTCTTATCTACTGGCGTAACATCCACTAAACAAATATGATCCAAAATGGCCTAATTCACACCATGGAGCAGCCCATACTGTTCCACCATTTGACCTATACTTGTCACAGAAGAAATAATCCTCAGACAATAACTGTCCATCCTTAACACCAACTTGGAAAAAATCAATAACTTCAGCACCAGGAGGAACACTTGCACCACCATTGGTATACTTACCAACATATTTTGATAAATCAATAAATACGTCTCTGCGAATTAACATAAATCCAGTACCACCATGCTTTATCTGAAACGGTTCATTCTCATTCTTCATCGAATGACCTTCAAGTTCAGTCAAAGCAAAAATTCCAGACAGTTTAGATAAATCACCAGTAAATCCGTTTTTTGCAGCTGCCCTAATCCTTTCCCAATGTATACCCTTCATTGGGCATGGTCCAATAATAATTGGTTTATCTGCTTTAATCATCTTAGCAACATCTGATGGTCTGAATTTAATATCAGCGTCAGCAAATAGCAAATGAGTGGCATCTGGAATATTCAAAAAATGCCACGCAACAGTATTACGACCTCTCTGTATTAAACTCTCATTACCAAGAAAAATTGATGTTAACTTATGACCACCCTGCTGAACAGCATCTTTCAATGCCATCAAAGATTGAACGTATTCACTTGTGCACATTCCGCCATACATTGGCGTTCCAACTACAAGATGCATGATATTCTCCTAGCACTATAAAATACTTTTAGAATATCCTCGCATCATTAATTTGAATTTAATTAATATTTCTCTTGATTCAATATTATATCTGTTTGTATAAATTTTATGATTATCAACATATGCATCAATAAATGAATATTTAGATGTACCAAACAAACAATTAAGATCCATTTTAATCTTACTGTCTATCCAATTAGAAACCGGCTCCAAAATAATAACTGGCATATTTATTAACAAATGATCATTTTGCTGTTTTGGCAATAAATAATATATAATATCTTGTTTATACTTACGAAAAACAATGAAATCTAACCCGATCATGATTGTACTTATTTATAGCACAAGGACAAATTTAAACAATGATTTATAGAAAGTATCTGGAATTCAATATTACAAATATGTGTAATAATAAATGTCTAGGATGCACAAGAGATTCGCCATTTATCAAAAACGACAAGTCAGACTTTGAATCTTATAAAAATGATCTAACAATGTTGTCTAAAGTAATGAAAATAAAGAAATTTAGAATACTTGGTGGAGAGCCTCTTTTAATAGATGAATTAACTGAATTTTTAAAATTCGCAAAGTCATTAAAAATGTTTGATGATGTTGGAATATGCACCAATGGAAGATTGTTAGAAAAACAAAAAGATGAATTATTTCAAAATATTGATTTTATAGAAGTAAGCATATATTCAAATGCAAATTCTTTTGAAATTCAGGAAGAATTAATAAAAAGACAATTAGTTGGTAAATTCAAATTCAAGTTAAAAGTGCATGATGAATTCAGAATAACAAACCTTAATTATGACAATGATGAAGCAACAACATTAAATGTTTATAATAAATGCGAAATAGCTCATTCATGGAGTTGTCATACATTTAGTAATGGATATTATTACAAATGCGCTAAACCATTGATTCAAAAGAGTTACGACAAAGTAAGAAACATTGATAGAAGTTACAAAAATGATGGATGTTCCATTCATCAAGATAATCTTGAACAAGCATTGTCTAACTATTTAAACGATAAAACTCCGTTAGATCATTGCAAATCATGTCTAGGCACAATTGGACCAAAATTCAAACAGAAAATGATGGATACCAGAGAAGAAGGTCTTACTTTCGGGTCTTAACTTCAAAAATTGCTAAAACAGTTCTTGCAGGTTTTATGATGGAGAATCTTCCCAATTCGCTATCAACATATTTTCTGACACCCATCCATGGATATTTATCATCCAATCTATAATCATGCATTAATATATGTCCACCATCATGAGATTCTAAGTATTCAATAGCTTTTTCGGTGTCAGCTTTAACACCTTCATATGAATGGTCACCATCAATAAAGAATGTTGTTACATTAAATAAGCTGTGGTAATTGAAAGTATGAGAATCATGATCTATAACATTAACATTAGGCATGAATTCAGCATATTCAGCAATTATTGGTGGTTGTTCATGGGCCTGACCATCAGGCATAGTTACAACACCAGAATAATCAATAGTATAAACAATCTTATTTAAAAAATTGGACGCCATTAATAAAGTAGTGTGGCCTTTATTAGATCCTATTTCAACTATATTACCATTAGTTAGAGATATATAATTCTTTATGATGTTCCATTCTCTAATATAACGTCTTGTAAAGCTTACTTTTTGCATGTTTTATCTTTTACGATGTGCCATCTTCCACAACCTTCATAGTCGCATAGTTAACAGATGAATTAACAACGAATCCTTTTCTACCGTTTCTATTTTTAGCCATGAACAGTCTGAAACGTCCTATGTGTGATTGTGACTGTCCATCTCTATTATTTCCGGCGTACTCTTCATTGTTCTGATTTATCGATACCACATAGTCAAGAGGCATCGCTTTACCATAAGATTCTGCCAGTTTATCTAAATTGATCGGACCACCATCACCAGTAACAGAACTTCTATTAGACTGACTAGCTGTAGCCCCGAAGGTATTTGTTTTTGCAACCAACGCTCTGAATTCAGATGACACAGCTTTTTGGCGACCATAATCATCTTTATTCTTACTTGGTATTCTAGACAGTAAGCATTCCAAATAATCAACACAAAGAACGTCTGGAACGAAATTAAATTGTCTCTGCAGATCTTTAATCGCTAATTCAATAGCATCAACTGTTATAGTATCTGTTGGAAAAAACAATATATAAAGTTCAGCAGTAGTTGAAGCTTTAATTTTTCTAACCTGCTCCCTCATCAATTCTTTTTTCTCAATTCTTGTTCTGATAGGAGAATTGGTAAATGCACCAAGATATCTGTTACCAGTTACCTTCTCATCATTTTCAAGAGAAACATGTAAAACATTTCTTCCCATCATTACATTAGCAATTGAAGTATTAACCAATACGATACTCTTTCCTACGCCAGTAGGTGCAACCCAAGATAAAACTTCTCTTCTGCTAGGTCCTCTATCATGAATTTCTTTATCAATTCGTGGAAATCCAGATGTAAAATAATCTCTCTCTTGAACTTCAAACAGTTGATCAACATCTTTAAAGAAATTAAATGGTTTAATTATAACATCGCTTATTTTAGATGCATCATCGAAGATTTTTTCTACAGCTTCAAAATCACCAGCTTTAATTCTTTCCATCGTTGTATCATCATACAATAAAGAAATTTGTTTTTGTTTAGCCCATTTAATGATATGATCTTTAATAAACGGAGCATTTCTTGGGTCTAGTTCTCTGTCAATAACATCAATAATTGGTTTTGAAATTGGATCATCAACACTCAAATCTTTGTACACCATATTCTTAACCATTTCTCTAGTCGGCACTTCATCAAATTTTTCATAATATTCACAATATATCTTCATCAAATATTGAGCTTCATCAGATACAAAATATTCAGCCTTCATAAACGAGGCTATTCTATGATAAAATTCTGGACTTTCTAACGCTAATAGAATTATGTTCTCTTCTTCAAATTTGCTAAATTCCGGCATGAACTATAAAATACTATGGCGAAATGCCCTGCCCTTCGATCATAAACGAAAATATGCTTTCTTTTTTATCATTAGAAGCTATCATTACTGTAGTTGTTCTTCTTCCAATATTAATAGGCTTAAAAGCTATTCTAAAAGAACTTGTCGTTCCAGGACGTATCGTATTAAATGGTTGAGTTTCAACAATAAAATCTTCATCTCCAACTAACCTAATTAAAGGATTACCAAGTAATAACAGATCATAATTTCCAGAATTTCTTATTTCAAATGCTCTTACTAATCCAACAGATTGATTAACACTAACAATTTGTTCCCCAAAATTAGTGAAATCTTCTGGACCAGGAGTGACATCACCATTAGTTATATCAACACCTGATCCATATACATCTATTGATGGTCCACCAGATACATCTTGCAGTTGATTTAATGTCTTATTAAGTTCAGAAGTTAAGAAATTGCGTTTAGTAACAAGAGCCTCTTCTAATCCACATAAATCATCTTCCAAAATCTGGATCTGATTTCTTGTCTTTAAATCAATAATATCGCCAACAGTTTGTGTTGCTGGGATAGACTTTTTGAATTTAAATGAATACCAATATTTACCTATATCTGGATCAAAATATGCAAGAGCTACTTTTTGCGGCTCCAAATATCCATTAAGAGCACTCTCACGAATATAAACTATCTCGTTTATACCAAATCTTGGCTTCGGTATATCAATAACAGTTGAATTTGTCGTCATTTACCTAAATTTGAACTATTAGTCAGATTCTATAACCACTTTCAGTTCACCAAATCTGGCACGAACACTACTCTCAAGTTCCTTACGCTTGCTGGGATCAGCATTTAACGCAAGAATCAGTTTTTCTTTACCAGCAGCCTTAATTTCTCCATATTCGAAATAACTAGACCCCTTCTTTACAATTATATTCAATTCAATGGCCGAATCTATAATATCCTTAAGATTATCAATACCCTTACCAAAGTAAAGATCGACTTCGGCAACGTGGTGAGGTTCAGAAACTTTGTTTTTAACAACTTTAACTCTAAGATGGTTTCCTAATACTCTGTCGCCATCTTTAATTTGCTCTTTTCTTCTAACATCAAGTCTTACAGATGCAGCGAATCTTAAAGCTTTACCACCAGGAGTAGTTTCTGGATTACCAAACATTACGCCAAGCTTTTCACGAAGCTGGTTAATAAATATCACCATAGTTCCGGTTTCTTGACATACCGGAACAAGCTTACGCAGACCCTTGGCCATCATTTTAGCCATTGCGCCCATTTGAACATCATCCATTTCACCATCTATTTCAACCTTCGGTACAAGAGCAGCAACGCTATCAACTACAATTATTTGAACTTTACCAGTGGCAGCCAATTTACAAGCAATATCCAAGCACTGTTCACCATAGTTTGGCTGTGAAAAGAGAAGTTTATCCCAGTCAACACCTATTCCTTTAGCCATTTTAGGATCAAGAGCATGTTCCATGTCAAGGAATGCTACTCTATGGCCAACTTTTTGAGCTTCTGCAACAGCACCCAAAGCTATAGTTGTTTTACCAGACGCTTCTGGACCATATATTTCAATTATTCTTCCTCTTGGAAAACCACCAATTCCAATAGCTCTGTCAAGAGAAATAGATCCGGTAGTCAGTGATTCAACATCAGATTTACTGGTTTCACATCCTAATTTAATTAACTCACCATCTTTACCGTTTATTTCTCTAAGAACTGCGTCGAGATCCTCAATTTCTTCCTTGGTTTTAACTTTTTCTTTTTCTTTAGCCATGATTATATTCCCTTAGGTAATGCTTGGATCTTTTTAAATACATATTCAAGTCCATAATTTGCTACCTTTATAATATCAGCAGCAGGAATTTTGGCTAAAGCAGTATCTTTTTGGATTAAAACACCACCCGATTCAGGAAATGTACATACTATAGTCCATGATCCATTCGGATCTGGATATTTCCCTGGCAAGTCGCACATCCATTTAACATTCTTTGTAGTAAGGATCGATACTATGTCAAATCTCTCAAAAGTAGTTCTTTGCATGTTTTCCGCCTAATCAAATCTATTTACACAGGATTTAAACATGAATCAAAATGAGAAATTATTCATTGAAACATTCAAGAATCTCCTTGAATTAGACCCGGTTTCTGAAGCTGTAAAAAAGCCAACTGAAGCTGATCATAATGTTCAATTCCAGTGGGAAGATATAAATGATAAATTCGCATTAGAAGTTAAAGACTCTGACTATTTCGTTTCTCTGACAAGTTCATTTAGAAAAATTCATACCATTAAATGGATTAGTGATAGCCATTTTGGACAAATGATGACTAATGAATTGAAGGCCCAGGGAATTCCCCAATCCGATATAGACATTGCCATCTTGGCAATTGAAAAACTCACCAAGTCATATAAAGAAGAAGACGTTGGTTTCCCGAGCAATCTTGATCAAATCAAGAAAGCTATGGATGCACCAAATGATAAACCACCAACAAAGACTTCTAAAGAGACTTTCACTGGTGAAAACGAGCCGTTTACTGGAATTGAACCAAAAGACACAAGACCAGTAAAAAATGAAGCTTAACACGATAAATCGATTAGAACAATCGATAGACAAATATCAAACAGCTAAATCAACTATAAATCAAGATATCGCAACTAATCAGAAAGATGAATCAGAGAAAATTGATAAGTCAGGAAATCAAGATACACCAGTTAAACCAGGACAACAAGATTTCTTAGGCACTAACCAGTCAGGCCACCGTGATAAATCCAGGCCAGAAAACTTGTCCGTCTAATATTGGATTAAATAAATTATTATTGCTAATCAAGATAGATAGTATATCCAATTTTAACAATAATCATTATGAATTGTTATGTAAAAACGAATATGAATCACTCCCACTAAAATCTGTTGGAACGTTATTATCAAACAATGTTGATAACTATAATAGTTACAGATTAATAAAAAACACTATAACTAAAATTAGCAAATTATCAAAACCAGGATATGGTATATATTTATTCATAAACAATAATGTACAAGTTGATAAACAAAAAATCATTGATTATGTTAAATCGATAGAAGATGGTAAATTTTATAGAAACAATTTTAATAATTTAGTTAGTAAAGATTATGGTAATATAAACGATATGTTTATGAATTTTGTTGATACAGATATAACAGTAATAACCGGTGGACAAACAGCAGTACATCCTGACAATTCATCGTCTTCATCATCTACATCATCAGATTCTACTGAATTGTTAAGTTCGAATTCTTCGTCTAGTAGTTATTCATCTAGTGATTCAACAATATCTAGTGATACTTCTGAATCATCAATATCATCAATAAGTTCAATATCAACATCATCAATAAGTTCAGTATCAATATCATCAAATTCATCAAGCTCATTATCAACTCAAGTATCAAATTCATCTTTAACAAGCGATTCATCATCTTCCATTTCTACATTATCATCTGATAGTACATTATCGTCTGATTCATCAATTTCTTCA